CTCCGGCCTTGCTGACGCAGTAGCCCGACCCTGCTACCTCGCCGTCCTCGGTCATCAGCCCGCGATAGAATTCCGCCAGGCCTTTCTTCTTCAGGGAGCGACAAGCACGCCGCACCTCCTTGAGCGCGAGCTTGGCGTCGTCCGCGATCCAGGAGAATGTGATGCAGAGTTCGCCGTCTCTCCGACTGTTCGCTTCGAGCACTTCCAGCACGGCGTGCTCGGTTGGGTTGATCTTAATTTTGGTCATGGTTTTTTCTCCTATTGTTTGCTTGCTCTTTTGGAGTCGCCCATCGGCAGTTGCTCAAAAAATATCCTTTCTCGTTATCGATACGATCAATGGTTTTACCTTTTGGCCTCTCCCCCATATCGGCAAGGAAGTTCTCAAATTTCTGCCACCGCTTGCAGACGGTGATACCTCGACCACCCCATTCAGGATATCTATGGTCATTTTCATTCTGGCATCTGTTTTTCATCGATTGCCACGTCTGATATATGAGTGTGTGATTTCCTCTTTGCGAGTTTCCGTGCGATGTGTTTCGTCCTTTTACTGTCTCGGATCGTACACATCCACAGCTCACCACATTCCCTTGTTTCAAGTGCGATGCATGCACTTCTTTCTTGTTTCCACATTCGCATTTGCAGAGCCACATCGTGCCGCCTTTTTTTCTGCCTAAATGTTTTATTGGCGTAAGACGACCGAATTTTATATTTGTTAGATCTTGAAATTGCATAGTTTAATTTTATTCCTTTGTATCCATACTGTCAAGTATCTCGCACCCGCTTACTTCAGGATATTCGCCGTGCTCTGCGTACCAGGCGCTCGGCGTTGTGTTGTATTCGACCTTTACGCATGCCTCGTATCTCTCCGCCGCTTCCATGACTGCCTTGTCATGGCCGGCGCTCCACCAGAGTGTCAGCGCGATAAATGCGATGCCTCCGATGACCCATGCTGTGATTTGAAGTTTTGTCATATTTTTGTTGGTTAGTCCCACCACATTCTGACTGTTAATTTCGACCCTTGCTGGCTGGTGTGCACTTCGTCCGCACCCGTTGAGTACACCATGCTCCATACCGATGCGATCGCTTCGATGATGTTGCCTCCGAAGCGGTAGAGCTCGCCGCCATCGATTTGAAATACCAGCGTGTCCTCGGCGTTCTGCCAGTATGATCTGTCTCCATCGACTATGGCCACTCCGTATGGCAATCCTGCGAGGTGCTTCTCGACCACCTCCTTTCCTGGCATCTTGTTGAATGCCTCCCCTAACCTCACCTCTGCTTTTCTTATTGTCATTCTCATAGTTTTGGCGGGGCTTCCACCCGCATGCTGTTGTTATTGGTATAGTGTGATTATACGAAATCGTATTGAGAATGTCCATGCTGGGGAAGTGGACATACTGTGTATAACTTTATTTGTTGCTGCTCTTGTGTTCTTTCCTATTGAAGTGGCACTTGTGGCACAAAGTGCTACAATTCCCTGTAGGGACGGGGCTTTGCCACACTCCTCCGTCCTCAGCTTTTTTACAAAGCGCGCGCAAGATAAAAACACCACCTTTCTCGGGTGGTGTTTTTCGTTGCTTCCTGGGGCCGGTGTTATCCGTTGTTGACGTCGCTCTTTACGTCGAGTCCTTTCTTCTGAAGAAAGGCGACGAGGATCTTGAGTCCGACGCCTACGCCGATGAGCGTGAGTGCGATCGTGACGTCACTGAGCTGTGTGAGCCCTGCTCCGATAAGGAGTGATGCTGCGTCCCCGACTGATAGGTTTGTGTTCGTTTCCATATGTGTGATTGATTAATAAAGCTCGTTTAATTTTGCCCGTGTGCGCGCTCCGACTCGACCGTATCCCGGGTCTGTTGCCACTGCTATTTTATACTTGTCTTGAAACTTTTGCACGGCTGTTTTGGTGATCGCGCCGAAGTATCCGGTGCTCGTAGTGTTCGCTGGGAAGTGTCCCTCGTATCGCAGGATGTCCTGGAGCGCAGTCACGTCCGCATCGGTCATTCCGAATTGCAGGTCTTTGTTGAACGTGTAGGCCGGCTTCGGTGTTGGCGTCGGCTGTGGCTGTGTCTGATCCTGGAATTTGAACGCGATCGGGTATGCGGCAAACCAGTTGCGGTCTTTGAAGAAGTCCTCGTCGATTATTCGCTGGCCTCCGATGCCGTACCCTGGTCCCCATGAGTCCTCGATGATGAGACACTTCTTGCCTCCCACCAGCGTGAAGTCGACCGCCGACACGCTGTGCCGAGCCGTGCTCGGTGCATAGAGGTCTAGGGCTCCGTTCTTGATGGTCGGTCGCTCCGTCCATTCATCGTTTTGGAAGTAGAACCACGCCATCACCGCTTTGCCGGTTGTCTGAATGGTTGAGGCGATCGTGTCGATGTCTTTGATGGCGAGCTGGAGGTAGTTCGGCACGTTGAATATCGAGCCGACGTCCTGCTTGTATTGCGGGATCACGACCGCATCCATCTGCGCGTCGGTCATGCTTTGGCTAGGGACGAGCTCCTCGAGCGTGACGCCTTTCGTGGCGATGTTGAATGCATCGACGCCGGCCATGCCTCCGGACGGTTTATTGCTTCGGCGCTGGTAGATGTGAGTCGCGCTGAAGTGCACGTACACTTTCTCCTTGAGCCAGTACATGACCCCGAGGAGCTTGGCGAGGGTCTGCGCTACGCAGGATCCCGAGCCGTTTTGATTGAAAATAGGAAACTTGCGCCACGTCTCTCGGGGCTTTTCGGTCCAGGTGACGGGGTTGATGCTGGCTACCACTTCTCTTTGGTACCAGTCCTTTGCTTTTTCGGCTTCCGTTCGGGTGTCAATGACGGCACCGGACTGGAAGTGTGGGTCTTGTGTTTGTGCGTCCATATAAAAATTGCTTACTTTTTAGGGATGCGTTCTTGAATAATGGTTGCGAGCTTCGTGATCTCGTTGCTCATTGCGGTCATTGAGTCGTTGACCTTGTCGACTTTGGTGTCGACGGTGTGGATGTGGTTGTTGCTCTGAAGCAAGAGGGCGTTAAAGCTCTCCTGCATCTCTTTGAAGCGCCTGTCGGTGCTCTCGTTTTGCCAGTTCACCTGTTGAGCCAGGAGCGCGTCGCGCTTGTCCTGGTCGATCTGCGGGTTCTTGAAGTAGGCGAAGACCGTGAAGATCATGCCGATGATCCCGAGTGCGAACATTATATTGCCTGGTGTGAGTAGTGATTCCATTTTATTCGGTGGTGCTTAGGTCAATTTCCCACAGTGTACCAGTCGCTCCGGTTGTGCCCGCGCTTCCGTTTGATGCGCCTCCGCCTCCAGCCGATGCTGATCCTCCTGTGAGGTCGATTGTCGGTGTTGCTCCGGTCTTGGCGAGGTACATGAGCACGCCTGATCCACCGGATCCACCCGCTCCGCCGCCTCCGCCGCCTCCCGCGCCTCCGACTGAACCAGCTGCGCCGTTTGCGCCTCCGCCGTTTCCGCCGTTACCTCCGACTCCACCCTTGGCCTCAAGCCATACGCCCGTTCCGTTGAGTACGATGTTTCGAGCCGCGATGAAGAACGCTCCGGCGCTTCCGCCTGAACCTCCTCCGGATCCTCCGGCTGCTCCGAAGTTCCATTGTGCTTGTTGGGTGTTAAATCCACCGCCACCGCCTCCACCGCCTCCTGCGCCTCCACCTGCGGCTGCAAGGTATTGCGCCCAGGTTGTGCCTGTGAGGTCGAGCATGAGGTATGCCGTTGCTGGTAGGCGAGGTTTCATTGAAGCCCCTGTTGCTGTGCCTCCTGCGCCCGCACCGCCCGCTCCACCTGCCCCATAGTTGGTTCCTGCCCCTCCAGCCCCTCCAGCGCCTCCAGCGGCTCCGTTTACGCTGATAGATGGGTTAGCTGCCGTCCCAGTGGTTCCTGCGCTCCCTGCGCTCCCTCCTGAGTCGATTCCGCCCCCTGCACCGGACGCACCACCCGCTACTCCGGCCACGCCTCCCTTGAGGGTGCCGTCTGACTGTGCTGATCCTGCGCTTCCGCCCGCTGCCGAGTCGTTTCCGAATGATGGGTTTGCCCCGCCGCCGTTGTTGCCGTTGCCTCCGGCCGAGGTGTTATTCCTGGTGAGTTTGTACGTGCTGTTTCGCGTGAGAGTCCCGCGAACGAATACGCGGTATCCTGCCATATTCAAATCCCCGCCCGAGAGGGTGAGGTTGTCGAAGTACGCGTCTCGAGTGAGCGCGTTCGATGTGATCGGTCCGGAAGAAAAAGAGCCGGAGTTGATGTCTGCGTCTCCGTCGCTTCCATCACCGAAGAGGTGAATGGCTTCGAACCTTTTATTTATTTCTGTGCCGTGGGTGTTAAGATCGGCGGCGTCCACCTGATCTCCCGCACTCCAATCATTTTTTGCTTGTGCCATAGGATTTTATACAAAGTTTGCAAGTTATTTTCATCATACGAATGTATATTTTCCTGATATGAACATACTACCACTTTTTACCCACCCTCCGGTCTTCAGGAGCGACCATGCCTGTCCGGAGTTTGCTGCGCCGGTTCCGTCGATGAACGCACCGAATTCCTCGAACGTCTGATCGGCTACGTCGCCGGCCGCAATGAACCAGTCGATGTATGCGATGTTGTCGTCAAAGGCCTGGCTGTCGGCCTGGCTTCGGTACACTTCAGTCGTGAGCTGTGTTGATGCGTTTGTGAAAGCAGGGGAGGCGGCGGAGCCGAGTGCACCGTAGTCCACCTCGCCGGTGTAGGTCACGTCGCCCGCGAGTATGCGCGCGAGAACATTCCGGCCGGTGGTCGGGATGATGTTGTGTGCTTCTTTGACGGAGAGGATGACTCCGCATTCCTGGAGTGCTTTGAGGATCCTCCAGTTTTGAGTTCGAATCGCGTCGCGGATGTCGTCGACGATTTTCATTTTTCGGGTGACCCAAGGTGCCAAGGAGATCGCCATGTACTCTCCTGTGACCTTGCCCTTTTCGTTTGCGTTGAAGTGTTGTTTCATATTTTTACAAAAATAGGGAGCACGGCTCTTTTCGTGCCGGCTCCCTCGGTTCTTCCGTAGGAGTCACTCCACTGATGAATAAATTATAGCGCGTCTCTTAATATACAACAAGCGATATGTCCAGCCGTCCCGGGCGCTTCGGGTCGGTTTGGCTTGTCGGAGCATATGGGGACAGCACATAGAGGGCATCTGTCTCGTCTCCGAACGGGTCGATGACCATGTTTTCCTGGGCTTCCACCTGGGCGTTGTCCTCGAATGCTGCGACGAATTCTGTTTCCTCCTGGCACGTCACGATCTGCGTGTCGGTGAAGATCTCCTCGCTGACTTCCCTTTCGTCGCTCGGTCGCGGATCCGGCTCGAGGATCTTCTGAAGCAGGGTGATGAAGTCGTAGCGTTTGGTCGATACCATTTCGGCTTCGTATGAAAAATTGGCATGGTCGCGCATGCGGAACGTCAGGTTTTTGATCATCAGTTCTTCGCTGGCGATGCTTTGATTGTCGCTCTGTACGGTGATGAGCATGCCGGCTCGAAGCCCCGATGTGTAGGTGCGGAATTTCGCGTCGATGACGGGCTCTGCGTATGCGTACAGCTCGGCGTTCGCGCGTCGGCGTGCGACTGCGTTGCTCTCGATTGAGTCGTCGCGGAGGAGCTTCTCGATCTTCCCGTACTCGGCGATTGATACCGGATCTTCAGCAACGGCAAAGACCGGCACCTTTGGGTTTCCGGTGAATGCGATCACGTCTCCGTCGGCGAGGTTGTTTTCGAAGCGGATCATCTGCTCGGCAAAGTTGTAGAGGACGTCCTCGCTGGTGAAGTCGTCGATGAAGTCGGTGCCAACGTTCTGCGCCGCCGGCCCGCCTCCAGTGTCCAGGGTGACGGTCAAGTTTGCGAATCGGTAGGGGAGTGTGAATGCTTTCGAATCGTTTCCTTTGACGGTGATGCTGTCGCTGTAGGTCGCGCCCTCATACTCGCCTCCGCGCACTTTGATGCGGTTTGCCACCTGGCTTCCGTCGCTGTTTCGGCGAAGTGTTTTGTATATGTGATTGCCGTCCGTATCAGTCAGTCCGAACGGTGCGGTGTTGGCGTATTTTTGAAAGAAGTGGACGTCCTTTTCTTCATCGATGTACCAGTCATAATTCACGATGTCGGCCAGTCGCTTCAGGCACGTCGAGAGTGGCACCTGGTTGAACACTATTTTTTCAATGATAAAACCCGAGCTCACGTTTGCCACGGTGAACGTCGGAGCGTATGAAGCCACCAGGTCAGTGATGATGTCGGTGATGGAGTCGCCGGCGTACGTCTTTGAGGCGAGGGTCTTGTCGAATGCGTAGGTGTGATCCACGCATCGCACGTCGTACTCAATTCCTCCTGGGCCGGCGGTCGGGGACTGTTGCACGCTGATGATGGTGCCACCGAATATCTTGGTCGCGCCGTCGTATATTTCTATGTCGTCTCCGTATGCCGGTGTGAGTGTTTTCGCTCCGGCTTTTCGCACGCTGAAGTTAGCGCTATCGACCTGATTGGTGATGCGCTGAACGACCTCGAGCGTGCCCTGCTCGATTTGGTCGGTGACGTCTACTGTGTTGATGAGTACATGGATAGCCATATTATTTTTTTCGTGTTAACAGGTGGCATTGTTTGCACAAAGTAATCCCATTGTCAGTTTTAAATCTCAGTGTAGGATATTCTGCCCACCCTAAAATGTGGTGTGATTCCAAATATACAGGACTTCCTTTTGTGCTGCGTGCTCCGCATGTTTGGCAAGCCCAGTTGTCTCTTTGAAAAACATCAGATCTCCACTGTCTGTATTGTTTACTGTTGCACTGATGAATATACCGCGTTTTATTATACTGCGAACCTCATGTTTTGGCTAAGCGATTGCATTATTCCCTCCTGGACTTTTGCAACGAGCTCTTTTCCTGAAACATCCCCATAGACATTGACCACCACGCCTCCCATTCCTCCATTTGGAATAATACTGCCTGATGACTTTGGTACAAACAATTCCGGACCGCGTTCGCCTACCATGTACGGCATTCCGGCTGTTACGGGTCCGCCTGAAGCACGGCCAGGGAGAATCGCGTTTGCGACACTGGTTGCCGCACTTGAGACGAAGCTACCGGTCTTGCTTGCCACCTTGCCGGCCCACTCCCATGCGCTTTTGAATGCGTCAATGAGCTTCATGGTTGAGTCGTAGACGGCGAGTATTGTGGTACCGATGGCATCGAGTGCCGGCTTCAGCCACGACATAATTGCGTCGACCACTTTGGTGATCCACGTGAGGAGCTGGACGAGTCCTGCGGCGAGTCCGCCGACGATTATGATCAGCCCGCCGATTGCGATCACGAGCATGGTGCCGAGTACCTGTCCGAGTGCCTCGAGGTACGGCTTATACGGCTGGAGCGTCTCCCACAGTTCCATCAGTGCCGGCTTCAGCTGGTCGTTGAATATAAAAACGAGGTTTGCCCATGCGTCTTTGAGCAATGTGACGAGGCCTGTCTTTTGGTCGAGCAGGTTGATCCACTCGAGCAAGGTGTCGCGCGCGTCCGCCATGTTCTGCTTGTAGTTTCCGATCCACTGGGAGGAGACAATCATTGCCTGAGTCAGTCCGCCAAATATGCCCGTCTCTTTTACGAGGTCGGCCATAAGGATTCCGACGCTGTCTTTCATGTTCGACATCGCCTGGTTGAACGTGCCGGACTGGTTCACGTATGCGTTGAAGAAACGACCGCCGGCGTTGTTGGCTTCGTCGAACATCTTTGTGAGCAGGTCGAATGTCACCCCTCCGCTATCGATGAGCTCGGCGAGTGCTTCTCCGGACTTGCCGGTTGTCTCGGTGAGCATTTCGTAAATCGGAATACCTGCGAATGCAAATTGTTTGATGTCGATCGTGGCTGCTTTTCCGACCGCCGCGATCTGCTGGAGGTTCACAATGATGCGGTCAAGTTCCGCCTGGCCTTTGCCCATCGCTGCGAGTCCCTCTCCGATGTTGAGAATGATGTCGATTGATTTGTCGCCGTCCTTGGTGACGGAGGTGAGGAGCTGGACTGCCTGGGTTAGACCCGGGAGTTCGAACGGCGTGCGTGCCGCTTCTTTCTTCAGTCGCTCCACAGTCGCCGCCGCTTTCTCGGTGGATCCGAGAAGTGTGCCGAGGCCGACCTGTGCAGTTTCGAGTTGCGCGGCAACGCTCACACCCCAGGTTGCACCCGCAAGAGCCGCCGTTCCGAGTGCCGCTACTGCGTACTTGGCTGCGCCAGCCACATACTCCAAGGCACCGCCCCAACGGGAGGTGCTTTTTTGTGCGGTATCGAGCTCGCCGGACAGCTTTCGAAGTTCTTTCGATGCCTCGTCCTGGAGCTTAAGTACGATTGATAGTTGCCTTTGATCCATAGCTATTTTTGTTTCATGCTCCTTATTTTCTCGATGCGGTTAATTTCCGCAATGATCTCGAGGTATTGGAGCACATCCTCGAGGTAGAGTTCGCGGATCTGATTCGGCGTCCATCCGTACCTTGCTGATAACGCCTCATAGATGACCGGCTCACTCCACTGTTTCTTCCCCTCGAGCTCTTGTCGTAGCTTGGATCCTGGGGTTATTTTTTTTTTGGATCCGTCACTTCATTCACCGCCAGGAAGAGAGCGTCGCCATCTTCCACCGAGAGGTTATCCATCCACTCCTTTGAGTAGGTAGATTCCTTGCCCTCGGCGTCGGTGATTTTCTTCACGCAGAGCCCGAGCGCTTTGTACTTCGCTTTCATGAGGACAGCGGAGTCAAGCTCCAGGTTCTGCTTTTCTTTATCGGTGAGTCCCGAGACGCGGATACCTCCGAGCATTGCTGCGCGGATCTCCTCCTGCATTCCCCAGGTGATTTTTTCGACGATGTCGACTGTGCACGTTGAGAGTTTGACCTGTTTCATATTGCTTATGCGCTCGGTACGTTAGCGTACGAAGCTGTGAGGTTCTTGACGGTTACGGTCGACTGCTCCGAATCCGTTGGGTTGTAGAATGCGCGGAACGTGATCGGTTCGGTGACCAGTTCGTTTGCTCCGCCGGCTCGGTTCCAGTCCATAAACTGTACCTTGTTGAGCACGATGGTGATGGTAGGGAAGTTGCCCGATCCGATGTCGGCTTCTCCGGCAATCGTGATGCTCATGTACTTGGCAGTGTTGCCGAGGTAGAGGTCTTTGAATGTCTCGTCGGCGAAGTTCAGAGTGAAGTTTCCGTCGATCATGAGACGGGCGTTGTAGATGTCGCCCGGAGCGTATGCACCGACGACGTGGTCGCGGATGAGTCCCTGGTCCCACTTGATGCCGAGGTCTTTGACCTTGGTTGCTGTCGCGCCGGCGAGTCCTGCTTCAGAGTCGGCGATCTTCACAGTGATATCGCGTGCGACGAAGTCGTACTCGGTATCATAGCTCGGGGTCGCGCTGTTTGATGCGGCGACTGCGGCGAGGAAGCTCGCGCTGAAGCGAACGTAGTCGTCGATTGCGGCGGTGATCTCCAGTGTGTTGATCATCGCGTTACTGAATACGCTTTGCTGGACGGAGCCGTCCTTTGCGAAGAGTGTCAGCGATTGGTGCTGGATGTTTTGGCGAAGAGTGAAGACGTGAGATTTTACCGATCCCGTTACGGTCGTGGTGTTGACCACTCCGTAGATGTTTGCGAGGAACCACCCGAGAACATCGGCGTGGAGGATACCCTCGACGTCGCCCTCGATGTGGGACTGCACTTTTCGGCGACCCTCGCCGTCCTCAAGTCGTCCGCGCGTACTGTCATCAAGCGCATGCGTTGCGCGTTCAACGACGTTTGCCGTGACTTTTCGCATCCACTTGTCCGCAGTAGTTTCTGCGGAACCTCGGCTCGCTTCTGTTGCGACTCCGAATTCTATTTGTCGTCCTACGATTTCCATATGTTTGTTGTTAAGTTATTTTTAATAAAAATGGGGACAGAGCATCACTGGTGCTCGGTCCCTCGGTTCTTCCGTAAGGATCGGTTCCTTTAACTTTATTGTAGCACTCTAGTTTGTTGTCAACAAGCGAGGAAATTGTTGAATTGATGCCACTGACCACAGACTTTTATTCCTCTGCCACCGTAGTTTTTAAATGCTTTATTGTTTTCATTCTCACACCTCTGAATCATTGCTGACCATATCCAGTAAATTTTTGTGCGTGCTTCTCCGTGCTTAAGCATTTTAGTTATTGGTTAGGAGTCTAATCTCCACGTTGAGGGGAGCGTATGCCACAAGGCCGTCCTGTTCTTCCGACATTTCCCAGCTGTCGGCGCT